GGGTTAGGTGGGTTCCTTGCAACAGAATACCCACCACTTTATTTAAGTGACGGCAACCTATTGCTATATCGACACTTAATGAGTTTGGTAGTTCTCTTTTATAGGACTAAAAACTACCACTTTAAAGGATAGAATAAGTTTATCCTATTTTGTCATGATAAGGAGATAATTTAATTATGACTACTACTACCCAGACCGCTAAGGTCGCAACTGCACTAGAGAATGGTGCAGAACTAACAGCAAAACAGATTACATCACGCTATGGTGTTAAGAATGTTCGTGCAGTTATTAGCAAACTTCGTACAGAAGGCTTTTCAATTTATTTGAATAAGCGTGTATCATCTTTTGATGGTCAAGAGTACATGAAGTATATGCTCGGTACACCAACTAAAGCAGTTGTTGCTGCTGGTTATGCCGCACTACGCACAGCGTAATGTACAATGGGTGATGCCATAATACATCCGTGGGGGGTCACGGTTAGCCCCCCAACTTTATTTAATAACTGGATTATATGATGAATAATACTACAAAAACTTTTTCACTAGAAATCGAAAATCTTGCTACAGAAAAAAGAATAACGCACATGGAAGCGGTTCTCTACTATTGTAATAAACAAGGGATTGAACCAGATACGGTTAGTTCTCTTATATCTAAAAGTTTAAAAGAAAAGATTGAAGCAAACGCAAGAGAGCTCAATTTTCTTCCTAGACTTGCCACATTACCAATTTAAGGGAGAATAAAATGTTTATACTAATACCACTACTATTATCGGTCGTAGTCTTTCAAGAACCAGCACTAGATCAGGTAGGTGGCCATGGCCAATCTTCGTATGAATACGTTGGATGTCATGTTGTTGATGAAAACCCAAAAGATGGAAATGTTGCTTTTGGACCATTAGGGGTTAAAACTCCTGTTATATTTTTTAAACAAGTTTCAGACGATGGAACTGTAGGATCAATCACAACTGCAAAACCTTGTTAAGTTAATTTAAATGGTAAAGACTATATTGCAAGTAGCCATAATATTAGTCCCAACATATATTACCGCATATATTAGTGATAAAATGATATACGTTATTCCTATGTTAGCAGCTGTAAGTTTCATTGCTGCCAGTATATCCCCTTCTAAATTAGATCGTAGAGTTGAAGAAGATGATGGAACCAATTGATGTTTATATAATGTATTGTGCAATGAAGGCACATTTTAGTAAGACAAATTATGATTTTCATAAGTATGGTGGTAAGACTAAAGTTTCTAGAGATTCTTTCTACAAACGTAAAGACAGACATTTCTTTGTCAAACTCTCAAAAAAATATAAAACTAATATAGAAATTGAGAACTACTATGTCTCCAATTTTATTAAAGATAAAAGAGGATACATTGCTAATTTCACTGATGCAAATTATGAAGAGTGGTTACTTAGAAGACAAAATTTCTTTAATCTGTTTACAAAAGAGATGCAGCCATTCATAAAAGAATTTCAACGATTCAAATGTCCATTTGAACCTCTGTTTGAAGTTAAGATCAACAATCATCCAAAACTACTAAAAGAATTTTTAGGCAACAGAGTATCATTAGAAACTATGATAATACTGGATGAGATATTTGAATATAGTAAACAATGGGATAAAGAATTAGAAGATGATATTATATGGATTGATTTAAAAAAGATGATAAAAAATTACAAAGGGTTCTTGACAATTAACAAAAACAAGTATAGAATAGAACTATTAAAACTTATAGAGGAGTCCAGTTAAATGGAATTTACAGTACACTTGGATGGCGATCCTGCTATCCGTGAAGAAGGTTTTTTCGAAAGTAAAGTTGATGATCTTAATAATAAGATCAAAGCTTTAGAGTATGATAATGCCGAATTGGTTAAGTCTAATGATGAATTTCGTGAAAGGGTTACAAAACTTGCTATCCGTCACCAAAATTCTAAAGGATTTAATAATTCAAGACGAAATGATCGTTCACAACAACGATGATTAAAGTGAAGTGCCGGCGTAGCTCAATGGTAGAGCAATTGCTTTGTAAGCAATAGGTTGTGAGTTCGATTCTTACTGCCGGCACCATTAAAAGGATTTAATATGGAAGTTAAACTTATAGATAAAATGGGAAGTGATCTTTCTGTAGTTAATGCTGCAAGAGTATCATTTGCAAAGACAACTGATTGGGATGCAATTCCAGAAGCAGGGCCTGTAGAGGGGCTGTTATCTTCTCAAGATGAGGGGTTAATTAACTATCTTGCAAAACACAATCATTGGAGTCCTTTTGGTCATGCATCCATACAATTCCATATTAAAGCTCCTATATTTGTTGCAAGACAATTAGTGAAACATCAAGTCGGTTTGGTGTGGAATGAAGTCTCTCGTAGATACGTGGATGATGAGGTAAAGTTTTACGAACCAGAAGTATGGCGTGGTGTTGCTGAAGATAAAAAGCAAGGATCATCTGATAAAGAAATAAATATCAACCCTTCCACTGGCGGTGGGCCTATGATGATTGATGATTATCAGCGTGTATTATCATCTGCGAAATGGACTTATGAACATCTTCTAAGACAAGGTGTGTGTCCAGAACAAGCACGTATGGTATTACCACAATCAATGATGACTGAGTGGTACTGGAGTGGAACACTAATGGCATTTGCTCGTGTATGCAATCTACGATGCAAACCAGATACTCAACTGGAAACTCAAATGGTTGCAAATAAAATTGATACAATAGGGAAAGAATTATTTCCTTATTCATGGAAGGCATTAAGAGATGCATGATGTAGAAAGAATTATCTTTATAATGGAAGAAATTGCTATTTTAAAAAGTAAGGTGAAGCCACAAGCTACTGGAAATTTAAACACCGCAATTAGTGTTCTAAACGACAGAGTTGAAGAGTTGAAAAACAAAGTATGCCAAAATCCTTAATAATAGGAAACGGCGAATCAAGATCATGGTATAAACCAAAAGCATTAAATAATGTTGTTACTTGGGGATGTAATGCAATCTATCGTGATGGTGATGTTGATAATCTTGTTGCAATAGACTATGGTATGCAACAGGAAATTTATGATTCTAAATATCATAAAACACACAATTGCTGGTTTGCAGATTGGTCTATATTACCAGCTGAAATTGCAGAAATGACACTTATGGGATTTGATCTACCATCAAGTCTTATTCACAGAAGTAAAAATAAAACTGATAATTGTGTGATACAAGGAAAAGACCCAGCTTTCATACAACAAAAAATTGAATCATTAAGAGAACTAAATACCAATCTAGATATTGATGATCTTGAAAAGAAATTCACAAAAGATGTTGGTATTTGGATAACATATGTAGATGATAATGATCCTGTTAAGAACATAGAATTTCCTAGAGGTTGGGCTGCAGGGACTACTGCATTACATCTTGCTTGTCAAGAGGGAACAAAAGATGATTGGGGTGGCAACAATGAAGTTTATATGCTAGGGTTTGATTTATCTTCTCAACACGAACTCCTAAATAACATATATAAAGGAACAGATTACTATTTACCAGCAGATGCAAAGGGGTTCAATCCACAACATTGGGTGAATCAGTTGTTGGCTGTTTTTAGAGAGTTTAAAAATACTCAATTTTATTGGGTAGACCCAAAACACAATATTGGAAGTTCTGCTGATAATATTGATATAAGGTACTTGACAAAAGCAGAACTTTGTGATACACTACATATAATATAAATTTACATATATTAATATACGATACATAAGGAGAAACATATGTCGTTACAAGCACTAAAGAAGTCCAGTTCGTTGGACAAACTGCTCGGAGCAGCTAAATCCGAAAATGCACCTCAAGAAAAGAAGTCCTATACAGATGACCGTCTATGGAAACCTGTGGTAGATAAAGCTGGTAGTGGTTATGCCATTATTCGTTTTCTTCCTGCTATTAAAGGTGAAGATTTACCTTGGGCAAAGGTATGGAACCATGCTTTCCAAGGCCCTACTGGTCAGTGGTATATTGAGAACTCTCTCACCACTAAAGGCAACAATGACCCTGTATCAGAGATGAACTCTGCATACTGGAACTCTGGTGTAGAATCCGATAAGGAAATTGCACGTAAGCAAAAACGTAAGTTGCAATACTTTGCAAACATCTACGTTGTACAAGATTCTACAAATCCTCAGAATGAGGGTAAAGTGATGCTCTATCGCTTTGGTAAGAAAATCTTTGATAAGTGTATGGAAGCAATGCAGCCTGCAT